ACAAGATGATGCTGTAGTCGATAGCGAAGAAATTCCTTTGCCTTTAACAGCCAGTAAGTGGCAACAAGCCTTTGATAATGATCATTTACCTGATATTAAGAAATTTTTGGGTAAACCTGTTAAAGTTGTTAGCGGTGAATTCGCATCCACCGACACTGTGTCAACATTTGCTGAGTTCAAGTGGAGCGATCCACTCACTAATGACGTTTATTCTCAGAAACTGGAAAGTATTTATACGATAAGAGCGACATTAGTTCTAAATTTGCAATGCAACGCTAATCCCATGCAACAGGGAAGATATATTTTAGCTTATTTGCCTTATGGTGGATGTTCTGTTATAGGTTCACAAGATAGGTGGGCACGAATGCACAGATTTAGCATTGTACAAGTGCTACAATTGCAGCACGTTGAACTAGATTTGGCGTGTGACACTTCTGTTGTACTTAGAATACCTTTTGTTAGTTCTTATAATTCGTATTTACATCAACCAAATTTTCCCAATGATGCCACACAACCTGGTATATTCTTCTTGTATCCCTATTCAGTTTTGAGTACACCTAGTGGTTCTGCTGAAGCCGGTTATACACTTTGGGCTCACTATGAAGACATCGATTTAGGTATCGTTGGATCTTTACAAGCTAACGGTGGTAAACCGAATAATAGTAAACCAGGAGTATTGCAGAAAGGCTTAGACTTTTTAGCGGCAGAGCAGAGAAACGGAACTAAGACCATTTCCAAAACTCTGGGCACTATAGCGTCTTACACTGGTATGGCTGCCAAAGTACCTGTTCTCAATATGTTCGCAGGTCCTTTAGATTGGGCTGTTAATGGATTAAAATTCGGTGCATCAGCATTAGGTTTTTCGAAGCCTAATTTAATTAGTGAACCAATGAGATCAGTTAGATCTAATTACCCATATATGGGTACTGGTGATGGTGTAGATGCGTCAGAACCCTTGAGTATGACTATAGGAAATCACGTTTCTAACGATCCGTCCCTTTATGGTACAGATATTGATGAAATGAGTATAGCTTTTTTAGCTAGTAGACCATCTTACGTTAGCTCAGTCACTTGGTCTCTAACTGACCCTAGTGGGACCCTCTTAACTGCTCTTCTTGTCACCCCTACTGTAGGGGTTTTTAGTCAAGTAGATTCAACAGTTGCAGTTAAAAGCTATACTCCCTTAACCTTTTTATCTACAATGTTTAATTTTTGGAGAGGGAGTCTTATCTTTGACATCAAGATTGTTAAGACAGTGTACCATTCAGGTAGATTAGTCATAGCTTATCAACCGTGGGACAATATGTTGTGTAGTGCAACTGGTTCTGCTTCTTTGGATAAAACAGATTATATGTATAGAAACATTATTGATATCAGAGAGAAAAATGAAGTGAGCATCACCGTACCGTATGTTAGTGTAGCTCCATGGAATGAATCGAGACAAAATTATGGTGCTACTGGTCAATTACATATATATGTGTTAGATGCTCTTAAGGGCCCAAGTGTTGTCTCTTCGGAAATTACTCTCAAGATTGAGCAACGAGGTGGACCAGATCTGTCTTTTGCTGGACCCGTGAATATGGAATTTGTTCCAGTAGCAGTAGCTACAGTACAAGGAGATCCTGGTAGACCTAATGAGTGTAAATTTGAAGAGACCATGATAGGAAATTCATCACAAGGCCCTGTAAATGCGAAT